GGACAAAGGCATTACTGAATTTAAATTTACACTCGATGATTTGACAGCTACTAAGGTTATCTGCTTATTCTATTTCAAAGCCACCAAGCGATACCAGGAAGTAGAAGCGACAATTGAAGGTAATTCGTTTACGGTTCAATTTGACACATCATTGATCACTGCAGATGAACCCGTTATTGGTTATATCTACTTTGAAAAGGTAGAGCAGTCAGCAGATGTGTATAGTTTTATGTTTAATGTCCATGTGAGCGAAATTGACAAAGCAGTTAAAACACCTCTCATTGAACGTGAATCAGGGCGAATTGTTAACATCAAAGATGTTGTAACCAAGCAAGAACTAGATGAACTCTTTGCGAAAATCAAAGAGCAAGGTGGCACTTATGACGACAGTGGTATTCGTGCTAAAATAAGCAATATTTCACTCGATATTGAAGCATTGAAGACAAAGGCGGATAAAGATACCGTTTATGATGACAAACCAGTCTTGAAGCGTTTAGAGGTCTTAGAAAACAAACCTGTCATTGATACAAGTAACTTTGCTACCAAGGACGAATTGCGCAATATCTCTCTAACCCCTGGGCCTAAAGGTGACAAGGGTGAAACTGGTGAACGTGGTCCACAAGGTTTGCAAGGTATCCAAGGTGAACGTGGACAAGATGGGCAACCTGGACAACCAGGACCGAAAGGAGATATCGGACCTCAAGGTCTAAAAGGAGAACAAGGTCCCGCTGGTCCAGTAGGACCTCAAGGTGCTGTTGGTCCTAAAGGTGAAAATGGCCGTGATGGTGTGGGTATTCCGCAAAAGTTGACTTTATCAGGGAACACGCTCATTTTGTCTGACGGTGGTGGTAGTGTTGTACTTCCAGCTTCAACAAGTAGCAATACTGGACAAGTAAATGAGTACGAGATCCACGGTACAGGTATGCCAAACGGCAAGGTTACCGCTCCAGTAGGTACAACCTATGTAGATACCGCTGTTACAAGTGGAGCTCTCAAGTGGATAAAGAGACAAGGAAGCGGAAATCAAGGATGGGAAGTATTGACTGGTGATACTGGCTGGCGGACGCTGAATATTAAGTCTAAACTCGGAAACTCATATCTAAAAGTTCGGCGCAAAAATGACACCGTAACATACCAATTCGGCGGATTGAGTTGGGGTTGGTTCGGTGTCATTCGTAGAGGTGGCGTAGGATACGAGGCTCAAGGGAGAGACAGGGAAAGAAACTGTTACATTCTAGGACTTGGTGGTGTTCCTATTGGTTTTCGCTCTGAAGGGTCTTTAATAGGAAACATTTACAACGATAAGGGTGTCCCGTATGGCACTTGGTATCTTGGAGGCGCTGGAGATAGCAACATGCTACGCTTCCAGTTTACTGACCCTGTACCAACAGACCGTGATATCGGAGATATTCGGGTAAGTTCTATCTCGTACTTAACGAGTGAGCCTTGGCCGGGCGTTTTACCATAAGAAAGGAAAAAAATAAATGACAATCAATATTGAAACTGCTATTGCATGGATGCGTGAACGAGAAGGACAAGTCTATTACAGCATGGAAGACCGTGACGGTCCTGATAGCTATGACTGTTCAAGTTCAGTCTATTATGCTTTGAGGAGTGCTGGAGCAGTATCTGCTGGATGGGCAGTAAATACAGAGTATGAACATGACTGGTTGGTTAACAATGGATACGAGTTGATCGCTGAGAACCAAGAATGGAACGCTCAGCGTGGGGATATCTTCATCTATGGAAAACGTGGATATTCAGCTGGTGCTGGTGGGCATACTGGTATGTTCGTTGACTCAGATAATATCATTCATTGTAACTATGCAAGAAATGGTATCACAGTCAACAATCATGACGCTATCTGGAATGCAGCAGGTCAACCTTACTTTTACGCTTACCGTTTGACAAATCCAGACGCTCAAGCTGAAGAAGTGAAGACAGGCTGGCAAAATAATGATAATGGCTACTGGTACGTACGTTCCAATGGCTCTTATCCAAAAGAGCAATTTGAAAAGATTGACGGAACTTGGTACTACTTTGATGAAAGTGGATATATGCTTGCTGGAAAATGGAAACAACGCCCTGACGGCACATGGTACTACTTTGACAAGTCAGGCGAAATGGCCACTGACTGGAATAAGATTGCTGATAAATGGTATTACTTCAACCGTGATGGATCAATGAAGACAGGCTGGGTTAAGTACTATGATAATTGGTACTATCTTGACGCTCAAAATGGCGAAATGAAATCAGATACATTTGTACGTTACAATGACGGCTGGTACTTGCTGCAACCTGATGGTAGATTGGCTGATAAGCCTGAATTTACAGTAGAGCCCGACGGCTTGATTACTACAAAATAAAATAGAAAGAATCAAAAATTTAATTACACACGACCGCTGGCATTTGCTGGCGGTTTTTTTATTTGCTCAAAAAGGGGCAAAAAAGGGGCAAAAGGTGTAAACTTTTATATTTTTATGGTAAAAATTATATGTATTTTAACTCTTATTTATGCTTATTTTATCGGTTTTTAAATTTATTTCTTCTTATATAATAGAGTAAAAATAGAATACCGTGGATTGAAATCATTCTACAACTTGAAAAAATAATCGTTGATTTAACAACGTTTTAAGCCCCTCGGATTTTATCCGAAGGGCTTTTTCTTCATTCAGGGGGCATAGAAGGGGCAAACTTTTATAAAATATTCTTCATCACTTTATCAAGTACATTGATTGCTTCATCTTTCATATTCTTTGTAACGTGGGTATAGATGGAAGTAGTAACTTCTGAGTCAGAATGACCAACCCTATCCATGATTGTTTTGAGAGGGATTTTATTTTCGGCTAAAATACTAATTGTAGTATGTCTGAATATGTGTGGAGATATGTGTTTAGGAATAGGTTTTTTAAGTCTGTCATTTGCTCTTTGAAGTGACTTACTTAAAATCGAACTATGGATAGGTTTACCAGTGTTTGTGACAAAAATACGGTTACTCTTGTACCAATCTGGATCTGTTTTTTCACTGAGCTGATTAAGTTCAATCATCTGATCCAGGATTTCAATTTCTCTTTCAGTTAGATGTGTAGTTCTAAAACTAGCAAATGTTTTAGGTCCGTCATCGTCTGGAATGTATCGGTTGAATGTGGTATGAATATCCAAAGTCTTGCTCTCTTTGTGATATTTGTCTAATGTTAAACCAGCTAATTCACCGACACGACATCCATTTAAAATCATGAACTCACACGCTAGAGCATATCTCAGAGTAATATCTTTTCGATAGAGTTCTTTCAGGATTGCTTTATATTCTTTTGGCTCAAGATATTTGTCTTTTGCATTTTTAATCTGTTGTAACGATTGCTTTCTTCTTGGTAACTTTGCTTTTCTAGCTGGATTGTTTTCGATAAAACCTTGGTCGATAGCGTAATCAAAGAAGACATTTAGAACGGATTTTACACGGTATTTTTGGGTGTACGTCCACTCTTCAGTGTCAAGCATCTTTTGAATCAATCTTACATCCATATTTTCTATCTTAGTGCCTTTTTCAACTTTGTCTAATATTCTATTATAGGTCGCTAACATAGTCTTATATGTGCTTAGTTTTATTTGTTTCCGATGAAATTCCCACCACTCCGAAAAAACTGTATGGAATAAAGCAGAAGCAGTGGTCAGTTTTTGCAGTACGGTTTCTATTTTATCATCCAGTAATTTTTGTGCTTCTTTCTTTGCTCTGGATGATCCTGAGTCAAGTGTTACAGATACCCTCTTCCATTTCTCAGTATATGGGTCTTTGTACCGTTCAAAAAATTTATACTTACCGTTTGGTAATTCTTCCATCCACATTGATTTTACCTCACTTTTTTGATAAAATGGGTACAAGAAAACGACCTTTTGAATGGTTGTTTCTTATACATGATATCCTCACATTCTAGCTTGCAGGCGAGTGTGAGGATTTTTTTAATTACTTCAACAACGAAAAAATAAAGTGTAGAAGTGGTATCAATACAAATAGTGACATAATCAGACACCCGATTCCTCCAATGACACCCCCGCATCCTTGTAGTGCTTGGCCGCAACCTTGCAAAGTGTCTCCGGTTTGGGTAAATTTACTATTTTCTACATGACTTTCAAATGAATGAAAAATCGATTTTATTTCATCCGGATTATATCTCGTTCCACATTTTAGACAGCGATCGGTATGATAGGTTAATAAGAACGTTTCGTTGCAATGTGGACAAGTATACTTTAATTTCGTATTTTCTAAATCCATCTCAATTCTCCTTTCTTAATTTAATAACGCTTGATATTCTTCCTATACAGTACATCCTCATACTCAGAATCGCCAAACTTTGTGAGTGCGGGAATTTTTTAGTTTGATAAAAAAATTAAAATGGCAATTCTTCGGCAATATCTTTTTCTAAATTCCAATTTTTTAGCAACCCTTGAAAATAGTAGCTTGATTTTCCACCGCAATCAGGACAGTATCTAGCAAAACCAGGCAAAGTTTTTCCACAGCCTTGTGTTTCCTTATAAAGCTCAAACGTAGGGTACGGCGAGAAAGAGTTTTCGTCAAAAGGCCCGGAGCCTATACATATATTTCTAAGATAAGTTGCACATATAGAACAGAACTTATCAGAACTATCAATATCTTCATTTTCGCAGCGAGGGCAACTAAAGGGGAAGTTATTTTCATCTAATTCGATTGATGAGTATTTCATATAATCTCCTTTTGTTTTTATGTGTATTGTTTCCTGAATGGATAATTTTGTCGGTGCAGCGTCCCCGCAGAAAGGGCAGTAGCTAATAGATTTTTTTGAAAATATGGCGTTGCAAACACTGCATTGATGGGCATGTTTTAACCTTTTACGCAAATTTAAAAAATGCATTTCATCAATGTCATCGCTCAATAGTTTAGTGTAGTATTTGTCGGAGCTTAAACATCCTATCCGCGTCTGTTTGGCCTCAAAACCAATTCCAAAATATTCTCGGTATACTTCTTGCGGAATAAGATCCGCAATAGGGGCTGGTGAGATTAGATTTCTAGCAAAACAATTAGCCTCCCTTTCAAGAACACTGTATTTTTTTTCAGTGAGGTTGCTCCCTCTATAACGAAGTACGGTTTCGTCAAAATCTTCTAGGTGTAATAACACGTAATGCCCCAGCTCATGTGCTAAGCTAAACCTAATCATATACTCGGGCTTGGTATCGTTATAGGCTATTGCATATTTCCCGGTATTGTCACGAAAAATATAGGCTAAATCTGTTTGATATTCTTTACAAACCTCTTCTACTGTAATACCGACTTTTTTCGCTACTGTAGAATATTTTTTGAGTTTTATTCCTTCGGACTTTATCAATGTTTTTATATCAACAGGAAAATTTAAAACATTAAAGTAAGTAAAAGTAGTAAGAGCCATTTGCGTAGCAAATTTATATCGTGGAGAAGAGGGAATTTCCAATTAATCATCCTCCTCATCATCTTCGAACATAGCTGCAATAATCTTGTCATAGTATTTTTGTTTTTCAGGGCTAGAGCTGTCATACTTCCGAGCAATAGCTCGACCTTTGGCACTGAAAATTTCATTTGAATCACTAGCTATAGCTGGGTTGTCTGTCCTACCCAGTAAGTAGTCGGTGGAGACGTTAAAATAGTCTGCGATTTTTGAAACTCGTTCAATATTTGGCGTAGACTTTTTCATATTATAAATTGTATTTCTGCTAAAACCTAATTTTTCTTCTAGTATATTTAGAGAAATACCCTGTTTGTCAGCCAATTCTTTTATTTTTTCAAATGTGAAAAACATTGATTTATCAACCTTTCTAAGGCATGACAAAAAATATTTAATAAATTTATTACAAAACTGTTGACAATTTTTAATAAATTTACTACAATACTATTTGTAAGCTAAGAAGTTAGCGAATAGACGAACTAAAAATAAAAACCTAAAAACTGATTGGCGTCCGTTTTCTCTAGGTGTAACTTGCTATTTAGTAAGTCTTTTCTCTATGCTTTGATTTTAATAAATTTATTTATCATTGTCAAGAAATTCGCTAACTTTTTAGATAATTTTTTAAAAAGGAGGGCAGAAATGAGCCAACAACATCAAAAATGGATTCAATTAGTCAAAGATAAATTGAGTTCTGAAGGTATGACACAGACGCACCTTGCTCGTGCTTGTGGGGTGAGGAAGCCTACCATTTCCGAATTGTTGAAATACGGTAAAGGTAGTGACAAATTAAAAAACCGAGTTTGCGATGTCTTAGGTATTGACGAAACTTGGGTTGATTAGAAAGGAATAACATGGAATTAACTATTATTAACGAGCAGGAAGTTCTCGGAAAACACTTCACAGTATATGGTACAGCGGATGAACCA